GTTCTAATCCCTAAAAAATAAGGATGAGTCACGATGGACTTGACCATTATCACCGTTGACCAGTTCAAGGCGCATTTCTATCGTGACTTCCCATATTTGCCTAACTATGATGCTACGGCATTATATAACACAGGCGATAAAGTATATTACGCGACTACAAAGCTATTTTATACGGCGTTGTCTAATGGCGTGACAAATACATTACCAACCAATACTACATACTGGATAGTGGCTTCTGATAAGCTGCTAAACTATGTTCAAGACATTGATATTACAAACGCTTTTGCCATGGCGCAAGGCGTACTTAATCAAGGGCTTTTTGCAAGCGATGCGGACATAACGATAGGTTACTTCCTGCTTTCAGCGCATTTCCTAGCCCTAACGATTAAGATATCATTCGGCGGCATTATGGCTAACGGCGGCTTCCCCGTGCAATCGCGCAGCGTGGGCGGCGTCAGCGAGTCATATGCAATCCCCGCGCACTACCTCAAAAGCCAAGTGTTTTCACAATTCACCACTACAGCTTATGGTATGCAATATCTTAATAAAGTTGCACCTTACCTTGTTGGCAATGTATTCGCAGCGCAAGGCGGAACAAACATATGAAAATAGAATCAGAAGTTCACGTTACCATGCCAAGCATGAAGCAAATGCAAAAGATGATTGACAAATATCATGCGCGTGTTGGTGTGCTTGGTGCGGATACCATGCGCAAAGATAAAGATAGCGCAATGACAAATGCAGAAATAGGACTTGTTCAACAATTCGGCTCAATCTCTAAAAACATCCCTCCCCGCGATTTTTTAATTGCACCTATTAAAGACCATGGGCAGCAGATTATAAAAACATTAGAAAAATCAAACCTATTTGCACAAGCAATGAACGCCAAAGAATTAACGAGAGCCGTCAAGATATTAGGTGTTGCTGCTGAAGCATGGGTTAAAATGGGCTTTACTAATGGGGGCTTTGGTAAATGGGCAGCTAATGCGCCCTACACTATTCGCATGAAGGGAAGCTCATCTCCCTTGGTTGATACAGGACAGTTAGCGCGTGCAATTTCCAGCGATGTGGTTAAGTGATGGCAGTACCTTTTAACACTATGCAAGGCAACCTAAGCACTATGTCTGGTATGCCACAAATGCAAGCGGCATTCACATCATGGATGCTGCCTATAACGCTGCAAGTTCGTAAAGAAGTTATCCTTGATGGCTTGGTGACATACACCACTACAGAAAACACTTTTCAAGGCGTTATTCAGCCGCTTAATGCATCTTACCTCATGCTTAAACCAGAGGGGCAGCGTGTATGGCAATGGATACAAATCCATATTATAGACCATGAACCCCGCCTAGATGTGAATGACGAAATTATCTACAATGGTGTGAAGTATAAAATCATGGCGCAGAATGACTGGCACTTGAGCGGGTATCTTGAATATCATGCCGTCATGGAGTATCAACCATGAATAAACTAACCTCGCAACTATTGCTTGATATTATCAGAACAGAAATGCAGCTTGATGCTAGCGCATTATGGGTGCGTGACCAAAACCGCGTGATACCGAACGACACAGGGCTTTATGTTATTGCGGGTATGGTATCAGCTCAAACCATATCTAACCACACATACATGATTACGGATAACGCACAGCAAAAGCAAATTACCCGCGTGCATTTGCGTGAGTCTATACAGATTGACGTTATAGGGCGCACCAATGATGTACTGACACGCAACTGGGAAGTTATAGGCGCACTACAGTCATTTTACGCGCAACAGGTGCAAGAGAATAATAACTTTAAGATAGCATATATCCCTCAAAGCTTTACCAACACCAGCGCAGCGGAGGGTGGAAGTATCCTTAACCGTTACTCAATCGTTGTGCCTTGCCTTGTTTGGCATGAAAAAGAAAAAGACTTGCCCGCATATGATTACTATAATGACTTCACGCATAGGGTTGATGATGATAAAACAATTGGCACTGACAAACCCCTGTTTACATTTGAGATACAATAGCACTTTCTTTTTACTTGTGAATAGTTTACAATAACTGCAAATATCTAAAGGATTAGACAATGGCAACCACAAACGTCCTACCTATCTCGAACGTTATCAACGTATCAATTACAAGCGTACCTGTGGGGCTTCAAACCCCTAACGTAAACAGCTTGGCATTGTTTACCACTGAAACACCATCAAACATTGATGCTTATCGCACTTATCAAAATGCGTACCAAGTGGCAACTGATTATGGTACAAATAGCGTCACGGCTGCTATGGCTAATAGCGTGTTCGGGCAAATGCCTAACATCCTGACAGGCGGCGGGCAACTTGTTGTCATCCCTCTTTTGTCAAGCGTATCCGCAACGGCGGGCAACTTTGTAACTGCTGATATTTCGGCAAACCTTGCAGGGCTTATCGCTGTAACCAATGGCAACATCCGCATCACCGTAAACGGCACAGCGTATAACTTAACTCTTAACTTCACAGGCTGCACGACCCTTGCAGATATTGCGGCTAAGATTGACGCTGCATTGCCTGCTAGCGTTATCGTGACGGCATCATCTACAGCAATCACTATCACTAGCGATAAAGTAGGCTCAAGCTCTACCGTTGCTATGGCGGCTTATTCAGGCGGCGGCACAGACCTTAACGGCACGTCATACCTCAAAGGCGCAAGCGGAACGGCTACGGCTGGTGCAAATAGCTCTGGAGAAACGATTGCAGCAGCTATCACTCGCACCTCTGGCAGTGTGTTCTATGCTGGTGTGATGACCAACCTCAATATGGAAGATGCGGTTATTGCATCCACTGCAACAGCTATTCAGGCACTTGATAATATCTTCATTCATCATTGCTCAAGCGCGGCGGATATCGCAGGAATCGCAACCACAGTGTCAGCGGCAACCAACACAAAAACGCGCCTTGTGCTTTACGCAACAGGCGGGCAATCAGTGGCTAACTTGGTGAAAGCGGCATATGCTGGGCGTTTGTTCTCGACTGCATGGACTGGCAGCAACACCGCAACTACAATGAACCTGAAAACGCTTTCAGGTGTTACCCCTGATACTGGTATTAACCAGACGTACTATGATGCTGCGAAGACCGCAGGCATTGACTTGTATGTGTCTTATTCAGGTGTTCCCGCTGTGCTGTCCACTGGTGGCAATGACTATGCAGATAACATTTATGCTAACCTTGCGATGAAGTTTGACTTCATGACGGCTGGTTTCAATTATCTTGCACAAACCAATACCAAAGTGCCGCAGACTGAAACGGGCTTGAACGGCTTGAAAGATGCGTATGCACAGATTGCACGCCAATATGTGAACAACGGCTCAATCGCTGCTGGCAAGTGGAATAGCTCGCAAACATTCGGCGACCCTCAAACCTTCCAAGACAACATCACTTTGAACGGCTATTACATTTACAGCTCACCTATTGCACTACAATCGCAATCAGACCGTAATGCGCGTAAAGCCCCATTGGTGCAGATTGCCTTGAAACGTGCAGGCGCAATTCATACCAGCTCTGTAATCGTATTGATTGAAAACTAGGAGATTAAAACATGACTACTTTTAACGTAACTTCAAACGATACGCTAACCATTGACGGGCGAGTGATGGTGGATTTCGCTGATGATGATGTGACAAGCATCACCTTCCCCACTGAGCTAGTTACCCGCAAAACTGGCAAGAATGGCAATACTATTTTTGCTAAAAACGCAGCAGGTGAAAACGCTGACGTGACCGTTCGACTTATGCGCGGCTCAAGCGATGATGTATTCTTGTCTAAAAAGGTTGCATCAAACCTTGGTGACTTTACCAGCTTAGTGCTGTCTAAAGGCACATTTGTAAAACGCCTTGGTGATGGTGCTGGAAGCGTGAAAAGCGATACATACACCCTAGCAGGTGGTGTAATTGCTAAGAACGTGGACGGCAAAGAAAACGTATCAGGCGACACTTCACAAGGCGTTGTTATTTATACAATCCGCTTTGCATCAGCTAAACGTGTAATGGGTTGATTATGACAGAGTTTACAGCGACAAGCGGGGTTGAGATTGTTATCAATCCCGCACCATGGAAAGACGCTAAGGAGCTTAAAAAGGCTATTGAGCGCGTAGTTGACCTTGATACACTTGGTGCGATGAATGGGCTTGCTTCATTCATTAAGGCTGCTGTAATAGTGGATTCAAGTGATGAGGTTGAACGTGCTTTGTTTCAGTGCCTTGCACGTTGCACACGCGATGGGCAAAAGATTACCGAAGCCATGTTTGACGATGTGGAGGCACGCAAAGATTACTATGACATTGCTGAAGCGTGCATCAAGGAGAATCTAAGCCCTTTGTTTGTGAGCCTGTTTTCCAAGTTATCCGCGTTGGTGGGATTGAAAGAACAGGCAAAAAGCGACCTAAAATAAAATTAGGCGATAACTACGAAATCTATGAGTTAGCGTCTAAAGGGTATTACGGCGGTAATGTTGAAGCTTTACTCAATGC